CCGCAGGTCGGGCAAGGCTTCAGGTCGTCAATGACGTTAGAGGCATTAAGCCTCGCAATTGCAGCGGTGTGCTGGCTACCGAAGCGTTGGATTAGTTCTTCGTCAGTCATGGCTCTTTCCTTTGATCGTGGCGAGGGTGGCGCGGACTTTACGCATCACGCCACGCCAGCTTGCCCGCTTGTTCTTCTCGCCATCTGAACCAAAGAAGGTGCTGGCTTCGTGCTGAACCACTGCATGAAGTCCCTCCACCGCCTTGGCCAGCTTGGCCGTCAGGGCTTCGATGCGGTCGGCGGCTTCTTGCTGTTGCTCAACGTCAGCGACACCTTTCCACAGTAGTTTGAGAAGCTCTGCGTCACTCATCGTCCACCTCCATCATCTGCGCCACCAGTGCTGGCACCTTGCGCCATTTGTACAGGCTTGAGACACCGACGCGGTGCGTCTCAGCCGCATGCTGCACGCCGAAACGCTCGGCATCTTGCAAGGCGGCAAGGCGCAGGCAATCCGTCAGGCCATAGTCTGGGTGAAGCCCGGTCATTTCGGTACGCACTCCATGACAACGATGTGCGCGTTATCACGAACAAATTCAATCGCTGCCTCGCAAGACCGCTTACTGTTGAACTCCTGCATTGCGACACCGTTTGTGCCGATCAGCACAATCAAAACGTAAGTCATTTCACGCAACTCCCCTGCACCCACTGCTTGTCGGCTGCGATGCACTGTTCGTAGCGCACCTGACCGCGCTCCAAGTCAGCGAAAATAATTTGCCCCATGCCGTAGAAAAATAGTCCCGCAACGGCGGTGATTGCCAGCGGCACGATGTTGTCCCAGAAGTCTCTCATTTCCGCCCCCTGTTCCAAGCCAGCCGCGAGATTTTGTTGGCCAGATCGTCCAACTCCGCCACCGACATGTCGCGGTTGTCCAGCAAGGCGGTGTAGATCGCGTTGGTCAGCCGCTTGCTGGGCAGCACAGCCGACCCTTGAATGATAGCTGCCACCGCCTCGGACTGCACGTCACGCACGGGCAGGGTCTTTGGTTCTCTGTTCCAGAACATCATTCGTCCTCCTCCGGCAGGTCGTAGCAGACAAGCCGCACCACACGCCCGGCTGCGACCAACTCGGCCAGATTAGAGGCAACCACAGCGTCACTCAGGTTCAGGTCTTCCGCGATCTCCTGAACCGTGCCTCGCCCTTGCTCTAGGCTTTGCAAGATGAAAGCGTCCAACGTATCGTCTTGCGATACAGGATCGGCGTCCAAGATGCTCACGGCCAGCCAAGGCGTGCGGTCTGGCCGGGTCATGTTCGGCACGACGATAGCCTGCACCTTTTGGCCGAGGCGCACGCTATGGCCGAACATAACCTTTGACGGGATAAAGACGTTCTCGTTAGAGCCTTCGGTCAGGGCGAAGGCGCTGCCCGTGGCGAGTTGATTAGTTAGTAGGATTGTTTGTTGCATTGTTATCTTCCAGTTGCTTCAAGGTTTGCACTGCGTCGTCCTGATAGTGGTACAAAATACTAAGCTCTTCTGAGACCCAGCTCGGGCGCACGCCCTGGCCATAGGTCGCCAGCAGCCGATCGATCTGCCCCTGCTTGTGGGCGATGTAGTCGCGGAGTTTGTCTGCCTCGGTCATTCTGCTATCTCCATCATGCTTTCAATGAAGGTTTGCGCTGCTTGGGCAACGATTGCATTGCCGTAACCGCGCAGTCGTCCCACGCGCTGGGCAGACCCATGAGCCAGCGGGAATGTGCCGGGTTCAACTGGCCGCCACTTTCCATCCCGGCAGAAGAGCCAATCAGCATCTCGCCAGTGGCCGTTAGTCGGGCTGGGCCAGCAATCTGCGCGGTCACATCCAGCCGATCCGTCGAGAGCTTCCCGTCCCGCATCCGGCCACCCTCGTAGCCGCCCTTGTGATCCGTCATCGCCGGCGTCGGCCAGCCCGCCAACTCCACCGTCTTCCGGCTGCTGTCGTTGTTCCCCGCCGCGTTGTTCCCGTTCTGCGCTGGCGTCCCTGCCATCGGCGTCGGCCAGCCCGCCATCAGCGAGAAGTCGTTCAGATTGTTCGACCGATCTGGGTTCGACACCCGATCCTCTCCGCCCGACCGAAAGTCCCGCATCTGCGGCGTCGGCCAGCCCGCTGGTGTCAGACCCATTGCTTCCGTGAACTCCGCGTCCATCACCACCCGCACTGCGTCCGTCAGATACATCGGCACGTTGTTCTGGTTCGCGTTCCTCTTGCGAAACTCCCTGCGTTTCCGCACGGTCTCCAAGCTGGCTTCTCGCACTGTCGCATCCGGCGTCGGCCAGCCGCGTTGCTCCGAAGAAGAGACGCTGGCGGATGTGCGGCGCGCCGACGCCCGCAGCGCACAGATCAGCCGCCCCGAAGGCGTAGCCCGTGGCTTCCATGTCAGTTGATACAAGGTCGAGCCAACCGAGGCCGTCCTTTGACGCAACTTGCTCTCCAAAGACGATTGCAGGCTGGCACTGGCTGATGAGGTGATGCCAGTGCGGCCAGAGGTGCCGCTCATCATCAACCCCGCCTCGGCGACCTGCGCTGCTGAAAGGCTGGCACGGGCAGCTTCCTGTCCAAACAGGACGGTCATCGGCCCAGCCTGCGGATCGCAGGGCGTAGGACCAGACCCCGATCCCTGCGAAGAAGTGGCACTGGGTGAAGCCTCTGAGTTCATCAGGTGAAACATTGACAATTGATCGGTCATCTACCACTCCATCTGCTATGTGGCCCTGCTTGATAAGTTCCCGCAGCCATGCCGCTGCCTTGGGGTCGATCTCGTTGTAGTAGGCGGTCATTTCACACCCAGACGATCCAGCGCGAAAAAGGAACGCTTGTACGATGCGATCAGGCGATCAACGCGCCCAATTTTTTGTTCAATGAGCGGGTTCGGCGCAGTGTCATTAACGATGGTCAGCGTCTCACGATAATCCCACAATGCAGTCAGGACTATATGTGTATCGTCGGAACCAAGCTGAATGGCCATGTCACCACCCCATACCGAGGCCGAACATGAAGCCAGCGTACAGCAGGCCGAAGAGGCAACAGATGCCGATCAGGTCGGCGAGGATGTCTCTGATACGCATTACTTGATCCCCTTGTTGGCGTTGATGGCAGATGCCAAGCGCAGGCGCAGTTCAGCGCGGCGCAGGTAAAACATCATCTCGCCAACGTCGTTATAGTTTGGGCCACCGTTTGAGTAACTGTTATCAATGTCTCGGTCGATGCACTCCAGAGCCGCCTCGGCATGCTCTAGCGTGATAGTGATGGTTGGTTCTGACATGGTTATCTCCTTGTTTGATAGTTGGCCTTCTGGATGCCAGCCCCGCAGGGCTGGTCACCAGAGGGTCAGCACTGATACGCGCCGCGATTATAAGCCTCCATCGCCTCTTCGCTGACCTCAACCCAATGCTCGTCGTTGATGAACTTGCGGTCGTTGATTGCAGCAGCCATCTCGTCGGCCTTGCAGATGTTCCAACGGGTGCGGACATGCACGTCGCCATACTCGTCGTCGTACACACGCACGATGCCGTTGGGCAGTTGGAACCAACGACCGTCGCGGGCAACGGCGACCAGGACCGGCATGATGATGGCGGTGGGGTAACCGTCTTCGCCCATGTACTGGACTGCCGGACCTTCGTAGGCGATGGCTTCTTTGATCTGGATCTGCATCTGTTCGTTTCCTTGATTGCTAGTTCGTATACGCAATAGAGTTAATGACGCACAAACCACCTGTCAACACCCTTGAATTGCGAAATCGAAATTATTTGCTCTTGCCTTTCGCATCCACTTTGCCCATGGTTTTTGCGAAACCGCAACGAGGGCTGCAATGGTCTACACCATGCGAGAAATACGGCTGATGCTGGCCGATCGGCCATTGCCGACAGTCGCCAAGCAATCAGGCGTGGCGCACACAACGCTTTGGCGTCTCATCTCTGGCCGCCAGGAAGCCAGGGAAAGCACGCTGGTCAAGCTCACCGACTACATCAACCGGGCAATGCAAGATGGCTGACAGCCGAGCCAAGGGCGCCGGGTTCGAGCGCGACATAGCTAAGCTTTTGTTTCTTGAGCTGGGCGTGGGGTTCAAACGTGACCTGCGCCAATACCAAGAGTCAGAGCATGGCGACCTGATGCCAGACGATCCAGCCTTCCCGTTCGAACTGGAGTTGAAGCGCTATGCAAGCGGGCCAATCAACGGCAACGAAAAGTGGTGGCAGCAAGTCACAACGGCAGCGCAGAAATCAGGCAAGCGTCCCGCGCTGATATATCGTTACGACAGGCAGCCAATCCGCGTAGTGGTCGAGCTGCAAGGCATCCGCTGCAACGTTTCTTTTCAAGACTTCTGCTACCTAACACGGGAGATCATGGCCGATGAACGCAAATTTTGACAAGGTTGGCATCAAGCATAAGCTGTCCGAAAAGACTGTTGTGCTTTCGGACAGCGGATGCTGGATTTGGATGGGGGCTATTTCTCCAAATGGATACGGCTCCATCAGGATCAAGCAAAAAACACACAGCACACATCGTGTTTCGTACCAAGTGCATAAGGGTGAAATACCAAACGGTGCTTCAGTTCTGCACTCTTGTGACGTACGGTGCTGCATCAACCCAGATCATCTAAGAGTAGGAACGTATGCCGATAATCAGCATGACAGGCTGATCCGCATTCGGCATCACAGGACGAAACTTTCGGTCAATGACGTTAGGGCAATCCGATCCATGCCCGAAAAGCAGGCAAGTGAAGTGGCAGAGATGTTCTCCACAACGACCGCTGCAATTTATCAGATCCGCAACAACAGCAGCTGGGCTTGGATATGACTGACGGCTTCGCCAAACACAACATCGACCACCTGTCCGCATCATCCATCAACCTCTGGTCCAACGCACCGGATGTCTGGGTCATGCAGTATCTGCACGGCAAGCGCACGCCAATGGGCGCTGCCGCCTGGCGTGGCATCTGCACCGAAGACGCAGTGGCCGCCATCCTCCTTGGCACGCCAGCGACAGAGGCGATCGACAAGGCCATTGCCAAGTTCGACGGGCGCTACATGATCGGCGACGAGGCCACCACCCGTGAGCGTGAGCGGATCAAACCAATGGCAACCCTGGCCGTGGCAGAGCTGCAGGCATACGGCAAGCCAGACTTTCCGGAAGTGGAAGAGGGCGACCACCACCAGAACAAGGTGGAGATCACAGCCGTGGGCGAGGGCTGGTCGATCCCGGTGATTGGCTACCTGGATCTCGTCTTTCCAGAGCATGGCCTGGTCATCGATCTCAAAACTACCGGGCGCATCCCGACGCAGATGTCGCCAGAGCATCAGCTGCAACGCGCGATCTACGCCAAGGCCAAGGGCAACCTGGCAGTGAAGTTCCTGTACGTCAGCGACAAAAAGACCAGCCTGCTAGAGGACGGCGATCCGTCCGAGCTGTTGGCCCAAGCCAAGGTGCAGATCAGCCGGATGGAGGCGTTCCTGCGTCACTGCGACAAGGACACAGCCAAGGCGATCGTGCCGATGAACACGTCCAGCTTCTACTGGTCCGGCGCTGAAGCGATGCGCAAAGAATTCTACGGGGTCTGACCCTGAGATCCGAGCCTGCCGGCAGCAGGCATTCCTCGGTGCTACAAGCACCCGACAACGAAAGGCACTAACATGTTCTCTCTCGACACAGGCGGCAACGGCGCCAACGGTCCCTTCCTGCAGTGGTCCGCACGCGGCACGCAAGACGGCGCGATCGGCCCGAAGTCGTTCTACATCCGCGACGGCAGCAACAAGACCGCTTACGACGCCAGCAAAGGCATGGTCCTCGACTTCGAAAAGATGAAGACCGGCTGGCAGAAGTCCGAAGGCATCGCCGGCGTGGCGCCTGAATGGAAGTGGAACCCCAGCCCTGCGCAGATGCTGCCCGCACCTGGCGAGGATTGGAAGAAAGGCTTCAGCATCACCGTGGCTACCGGCGGCGGCAACGTCGCCACCTGGGAGCAAGCCGGCACAGCCGCGTGGGAGGCGCTGACAAATCTCGCACCGCAGCTGCAGCAGCAACCAGCACCAGGACAGCTGCCCCTTGTGCGCCTGGCCGACACCAAGGCCATGCAGTTTAAGCGTGGCAGCACGATCAGCCCGGTGCTGGAGGTGATCAAATGGGTGCCGCGTCCCGATTGCCTGAAAGACGGCGCAGCCGCTGGCATCGCCCTGGCACCTGCACCAGCTCCGGTCGCAGCGCCGGCACCAGTGGCACCGCCAGCTCCGGCAGCCGCACCAGCCGGTGACTTTGAGTTCTGATCACACAAAGAAAAATCCCCCAGCGAGGAGACGCGCTGGGGGACAGTTGAGGCATCAATGAGGCGGGTAACCTCGTGAGGGACAATAGAATGCAGAGCCAACAGATGCAATCAAATCCTGAGCAAATCAGGCAGTTCATTCAATACATTACGCAGGGGTGGTCAGAGCTGGCCGAGCCTGCAGTGGTCGAGCTGCGCTGCATCGGCACCAATCGGCAAGTCAGCGTGGCAC